GGCGTACACCGTCTCCAAGGAGCTGGTTGCGCTGCGCCTCATCCTTCGTCACGCCAAGCGACGAGGGGAGTTCTCCGCCGACCCGTCGTCGGTCCTGCCCGTCGTGGCCACGGGCTACAAGCCCAAGCAGCGCTACTTGACCGAGGACGAGGCGGAGCGACTCTGGCGGGCTATCACCAACCCAGGAGCGAAGCGCTACGTCGCCTTCGTCTTCGCGACCACGGCCCGGCATGGCGAGGTCATGAGGGCCACGGGTCTGGACGTCGACATCAACGGTATTCGCGTGCACGGCACCAAGACCGCCAAGTCTGCCAGGGTCGTTCCAATCGTGCCGATGCTCTCTCACTGGGCAGACCGGGCGTTCGAGGGCATCAAGCACGACAACTGGAAGGTTGCCGCGGGCTGCGGGTCAATCCGTCACGTCTTGCGGAATGCCTGCCAGCGGGCGTGCCTCGACCCGGTCAGCCCCAACGACCTGCGGCGGTCGGTGGCCCATTGGCTACGTGGCCAGGGCGTACGCCTAGAGCACGTCTCGGCGTTCATGGGGCACAGCACCACTCGGATGGTGGAGACCGTCTACGGGCGATTGGGCTCGGGCGAGTTAGGCCAAATCTTGTCCAACACGGCAGACAACATGGAGAGGACGGACGCGATGGACCGCAAATACGTGCCCAGGGACGGAATCGAACCGCCGACACGGGGATTTTCAAGCCTAGGAAACGCTAGCGAATCCGATAGCTTGCACGACTCTCGGGCTTTATTCGGGCACCTTGACCAGCGTATCGCCGAGCTCCGGGCCCAGCACGAAGAGGAGCTCGAAGTGGTCGCCCTGTTTCGGCAGGCCAGGACCGCCGTCGAGGCCCGCGACGAAGGGGCAGCCTACCAGGCGCTCTACCAACTGGGCGCCTTGCTCAAGGACCGGGGGCGCCGATGAGCAACGTCCTCCCCTTCCGCAAGCGCAAGCGGACCGTCACGCGTAGCCAGCTGCGGCGCCTGCATGTGGTCTACGAGCCCATACCCCTGCCCGAGGGCGTTGCTCGACCTTGGACCCGTGGCGACTGCAAGGACGGCCCAAGGCCATGCCCGTGGGTGTCCTGCGTTCACCATCTGGCGTTCGATGTGACGCCTCGAGGGGGCATCACGGAGAACTTCCCCGGCCTGGAGCTGGAGGACCTGCCCGACACCTGCTCGCTCGACGTGGCTGACAGGGGCCATCACACGCTGGAGGAGGTCGGCGACCGGCTGAACCTCACCAGGGAACGGGCCCGCCAGCTGGAGCTCGCTGCCCTTCGGAAGCTCGGACACACCGACGAGGACGGATACCGCGAATGCATGGACGAGCGCGGGCGCGTTTCGGGCGTCGTGCTGGTGGTTGAGGAGGACAGCGACAAGGAAGGTGTCGCGTGAGCAGTAGCGGTCTTAGGTATTCAAAGGTCACTCGGCGCATCTGGTGGGATGCAAAGTTTCGCTCCCTTTCAGAGCACGGGAAGCTGCTTTTTTTGCGCCTGCTCACCGCACCGGAATGCACGTCGATTCCGGGTGTCATACCGATACGCCGCGCAATCCTTGCCGAAGAGTTTGGGTGGACTCACGAAAGGCTTTCGGAAGGGTTCCAGGAAGTCTTTCGGAAGGGCCTCGCGAAGGCTGACTGGGAGGCCGGTCTGGTGTGGCTTCCGAACGCTGTTCGCCACAACCCACCAGAGAGCCCGAACGTGGTCAGGGCATGGGCCAACGTATGGTCTGAGCTCCCAGACTCATTGCTTCTTTCTGAGGTTTTCGACGGTCTTTCTGCATATGTCGAAGGCTTGACCGAGGGCTTCCGAAAGGCTTTCGAAAGTCTTCGCGAAGGCTTACCGAAGCCCTTGCCTAATCAGGAACAGGAACAGGAACAGGAACAGGAAGAACAAAGGTCGGTTCCACCTCCTGTTGGTTCTAGCGAACCAACGTTCTTGCTCTCACCACCCGAATCCCCTCCAAGCTCCCAGTCCGACGAGACTAGCCAGCAAGGGGCAGCGATTCGCGAGGTCTTCGACCACTGGGTGACGGGCTGGAAGCGTGTCGTGGGAGGGACACGACCTCCCAAGTTGGACACGAAACGCAGAGCCAAGATCCGCGCAGCACTCGCCAACTACGCCGTTGCCGACATTTGCCGCGCCATCGATGGCCTCTGGGCGTCGGATTTCCACATTCGGGAGAAACACTGGGACATCGAACTGGTCTGCCGTGACTCGGTCCACACCGATCGATTCCTGGCAATGGCTCCAGAGCGCACGTCAGGCACGTACGCGATTGTCCACCCATCCGAGCCCATGCCCATTCCGGCATGGCTCGACGACTTCGAAGATGAGGCGCGCACTGAACTCCAAACCCTTCTTGCAGGTAGCGACCGATGACCCTTCACCTCGCCGTCGACAACACCACCGACCCTTTCGCCTCCGTCGCGGGCATTCCGCCCGTTCATGATCGGACCCTCGAGGCCTCAATCCTCGGATTCACCATGGTGTTTCCAGACCTTGTGCGCCCGGTCATGGACTCCGTCCGCCCTGAGTTCTTTTTCATCGAAGGCCACCAGAACACCTGGAAGGCCCTGGTTGCCCTTCTGGCGGCCGATATCCACCCAAACGTCTCTGCGGTCCACTCGTACCTGAAAACGCGTTCTAAGGCCGTTTGCGGGGCAACGCTGATGGACCTGGAGGACATGGTCGAGGCGGCCAAGACCGTTTCGGTTCGGGACCCGTCTGCCATCCAAGGCCAGATCGCTCTCTTGGTTGACCATTGGCGGGTGCGAAAGGCTGGCGAGATTGGGGCCCGGCTCTACGAGCAAAGCCATCGCAGCATCGGCGACGTTCAAGGCTTCGTTGATCTGGGTATCGCGCAACTGTCGACGGTTGCTCAGGCGGCAGGTGGCAAGATTTCCGACACCAAGATGGAAATCCTGCGCCGTCTGTTGGCGCCAAAGCCTGAAGAGCAGACCAGGGCCATCCCACTGACCACGGGGTTTGCCGAGCTTGACCGGTTGTTGGGGGGCGGAAACCTGCCTGGTGGCATTCGGCGAGGCGAGCTCTTCGTGATTGGTGCCCGCCCTGGCTACGGCAAGACAGCTTTGGCGCTCAACATCGCCATGGCCCAAGTGATTCAGGCGGTGGGAGGGACGCAGTTCTTTTCGCTGGAGATGAACCGCGAGCAGATTTACGCGCGCTGCCTGGCATACGCCTCGGGCGTTTTGGTGCACCGAATCCTGAACCATGCGGAGCGGGACGCCGAAGACCATCGGAGGCTCACGACCTGGGCAGACAAGATCGTCAAGCTGCCCATCGACGTAGACGACACGAAGGGTTTGAACGCTGACGACGTGGGCACCCGGCTGGCTATCGCCATCGCGCACGCAAAGGTTCAGAAGGCTCTTTTCGTTGTCGACTTCATCCAAGAGCTCAATCCCACCCGACGCGTCGAACGGGCCAGACGCCACGAGCAAATCGAAGATGCGATGAAGGTCTTGGCCCGTGTCGCAAGCGAACAGAACGTTGCTTGCATCGTTCTAGCCCAACTGAACCGCTCAATCGACGGCCGCAGTGGCGACGACGCCCGTCCCAACATGAGTGACATCGGCGACTCGTCAGCCATCGAGCGCTACGCCCATCACATCGGACTGCTTTGGCGCCGAAACAAGAAGGTCAAAGAAGCCGTCACGCTCTCGCTGGTGAAGAGTCGTTCAGGCATCGAGGGCGATGTGGAGTTCTCGTTTGACGGTTCCCGGATGCGCTTCGGTGTGCTGTGACCTGCACCTACTGCGGCGGTTGGCGAGGGGCGTACGTCGAGGAATTCGGCGAATGGGAGGAACGCCCTTGCCCCCAATGCGGAGAGGCCTGGTGGGCTCGTCCAAAGCCCGCAGACGGCTTCTTCGTCCCACCCTCACCCGAAGCCCTTCGCGAGGCCCAAGCGTGGCTGGAGAACGAGCTGGCTACCATGACCAACCCTGAGCACCTCGCTCACTGCAAGCGCCTTCTCGAGGACTGCAAGAAGCTACGGGTGCTCTATGACCCGGAGGCAGCTTGACGGTCCTCGCCTTCGTCGTCCCCGGGCCCCCTGTCCCGAAAGGACGCCCACGGTTCGGAAAGGGTTTCTCGTACACGCCCAAGCGCACCCGAGACTACGAGCGGACTGTACGTCTATGCGCCCAGGCTGCCGTGTCGGCTGCCAGATGGTCCCCTGACGAAGGGGCTTACCAGGTTGAAATACGGGTCTATCGGGCTGCCAACAGAGGCGATCTCGACAACTTCTGCAAGGCGGCTACTGACCCGCTCAACGGGCTCGTTTGGCCGGACGACCGACTCGTCACTTCCCTTGCAGCCACCATGCATGTGGACAGGGAACGACCTCGACTCGAAGTCAGAGTGACCAAGGCATCATCGGCCCCCCCTACCCCCCCGTATCATTCCGCTTGACAGGGTGTCTATCGAAATCGGCGGGCCTGCTCGGATTGGTCAAGTCAACTACATGTGCCACATGTCACAGTTCGGCACAAACCTTGTCATTTCCACTGGAATTAGGGTATGCAGTGGCACATGGGGGCTTTTCGAGAGCTGCTGGACGAGCTGCTGACGCATAACGGTCGGCGGAAGGTGCGCTGGGACTACGAGCCCGCCGACGACTCTTGGACCTGCGAAACCGTGCTCCGCGAGGGGATGCGTCCGGACGCTACCTGGGGCCGGTCGGGCGAAGAGGCTCTCCGCAACATGGTTGATGTTGCGAAACGGTAGACGCGCACCTCGCAGTCCGGAGGGCGTCGTGCAAAACGAGGTGGACACCATCGTCGCCATGATGCTCTCGGGGCAGTGGCGTCCGGGTGACTCGCACATGCGGTTGCGGGACCTCTGGGGCCTCAATATGAACGTCGTGCAGGACCGCGCGCGCGTTGCGAGCAAAGTTGTTCGGCACCTGCTGTCGCTATCGGACGAGGAGCGCGAGGACGCCAAGACCCGCTATCTCGCCTTGTTGGAGGACACGGTCCACAAAGCGCGTGATGCGGGCGAGTTTGGCGCGGCGGTGTCTGGGATAAAGGCGCTTGCAGAGCTCGCGGGCCTGGTGGAGCACCGGAGCGTGCTTCGCGTGGACATCAAGGCCTTGATGCCTCACCAGGTAGAGGAGCGCATCCTTCAGCTAGTGGACAAGCACTTGGACTATTTCGAGGCAACGTGCGCTCGGCTGCGGCAGATGCGCGCAAAGCCTCCAGAGCTGCTGACGGAGGGCCATGCCGTTCAAGATTCAGACGTTTCAGAGTGACCATCACAGCTTCGTGGTCGACTCGTGGCTACGTAGCCTCCGCGATGCCTGCTACCGCGACGTGGACGCGGATATCTTCTACCCAGAGGTCAGGGTGCGCGTGCATAGCCTGCTCAAGCGCCCGGGCGTCAGCGTGCGCGTTGCGGTCAAGGACGACGACCCTGATACCTACGTGGGCTGGGCAGCTGTCGAGGGCGACGTGCTCCACTACGTCTACGTCAAGCAGGAGGCGCGCCGTCTCGGCGTTGCAAAGACGCTCCTGGGCGGCCTGGAGCTCCACCGCTACTCGCACAAACCAAGGTTCGTCACGCCTCCGCGCGACTGGACCTATAACCCGTTTTTAGGAGTGTTGAAGTGAAGGACGACAAGCAACTTGCGGCCACGGCAAAGGACGTGAAAGCCATTGCGGACCGACTCGAGTTTCTCATGGCCACGCAGGTAGAACGCCCGATTGTCTCGGTCGTCTTCCAGAGCGGCGTCGAGGGCCCAGAGGGCCTGGCTACGTATCTGGCGACGACAGACAAGCTCGCGCTGGTGCGCCGTGGCGACACAATTATCGCTGCTGCGTCAGACGGGCGCGTCTGGCATTACCCATGGTCCCACGTGCGCTACATGGTGCCGTGAGACTGCCAAGCCCAGATGAAGCCAAGCTTCTCGCGAGCTTCTTACTCGACGTCGAGGACAAGCTAGGAAAGACGTCGCAAGGGTACGTGCCGCACACGCCGCACCCAAAGCAGCGACAGTTCGTGCAGCTCGACAACCGAGAGGCTCTGTTCGGCGGCAGCACAGGCACGGGCAAGAGCGACGCGCTCCTGATGGCCGCCCTTCGCGATGTTCACCTGCCGGGGTACAAAGCCCTCATCCTGCGGCGCACCTACGCAGAGGCGAACCTACCCGATGCCATCATGGCCCGAGCGAAAGAGTGGCTCGAAGGCACCGACGCCCATTGGAATGCGGAGGCGAAACGGTTCGAGTTTCCGTCGGGCGCGGTGCTCCAGTTTGGCTACTGCGACAACGAGGGCCACGTCCGACGGTACAAGGGCGGCGCTTATCACTTCGTTGGGTTTGAGGAGCTCACGGAATGGCCCGAGGGCTGGTACCGGTTCCTTTTCAGCCGTATTCGGCGACCGAAGGGATCCAACATCGTGATGCGCGTTCGGGCGAACACCAACCCGGACGGGCCCGGTCAGAAATGGGTTCAGGAGCGGTTTGCCCTGCCCACGGCAACCATCCTCCGCGAGCCCGTATTTAGTAACGAAGGCAAGCGCGTCTATCTGCCGGCGCTGCCCGAAGACAATCCGAGCCTCGACATCGACGACTACAACGAATCCCTGAAAGAGCTGACACCGGTCAAGTACCAGCAGCTCCGTTGGGGCATGTGGGTCCGCGACAGCGTGGGGCTGGTCTATCAGTACGCCATGGACCGCAACGCCGTGGACGAGGTGCCAAAACTCGAGCGGCACGTGCTGGCGATAGACTACGGGTTCAAAGACTCAACGGCGTTCGTTGTGCTTGGGTGGCGCAAGGACGACCCCAAGGTGTACGTGACGCGGTCTTTCAAGCTCACCGGCCTGACTCCCGGAGCTGCCGCAGAGCAGGTGCGCGAGCTCGAAGCCGTCCACAGGTTTGACGCCATCGTGGCTGACATTGGCGGGCTCGGGAAAGGCTACGCGGAGGAGGCCCGGCAGCGGTTTCATCTACCCATTCAACCCGCGGACAAGAACAACAAGCGCGGCTACATCGAAATGATCAACGGCGACTTTGCGGCAGGTCGCCTGCTGATAGGTCCTGGGAATGACGACCTTGTCAAAGAGCTCGTGGAGCTGCCCTGGGACGAGCAACGCCGAGAGCCCCACAAGAGTTACGACGACCATTTGTGTGACGCGCTCTTGTACGGATGGCGTCGCTGTCGGGCGTTCTACGAGTCAGAGCCCGTGCCCGCCCCAGCGCTCGGCACCAGAGAGGCCCTGCTCGCGAAGGCCTCCGCCGACAAGCAGGCCCACCTCGCCGCCCTGAAGAAAAAAGCAGAAACAGCATTTTGGCGGAAGCGGTAAAACAATGTATAACCGCACGGTGGTATCCGAATTGGGGGAGCTGGTGGCTTGGATGCGCTCTGTCGGCGCAACACAAGCGCGCCTTCCGAATGGGGCTGAGGTCACGCTCGGTCCCGCCCCTACTCCGGAGCGCGAGCATCGCACGCCACCAAAGCCCGAAACGCCGGACGAGCAGAAGGCCCGGCGTGATCGCATCCTGTTGGGAGCGACCAGCATGAAACCGAGAACGATGCCCAGCCGTAGTTGAGCCGCCCAGGTCGCGACCTGCGTTGGTGGACCGCCGACGAGCCTCACACGACCGTGTTTGAGGCCATCCGGAGGATTCGCCTTCGGACCGAAGCGCGCCGGCAGGAGATGCTGTATCACGCGTGCCTGTACGACGATTCAGAGATGGCGGGCCTGGGTCCGTCGTCGTACTCGATGACGGAGTTTGAGCCCTCGACGCTCGCATTCAACGTCATTCGTCAGAACGTCGACACGTGCGTTGCAAAGATTGCCAAGTCGCGCCCGCTGCCGATGGCGGTCACGGCGGGTGGCAACTACTCGCAGCAGAAGCGAGCCAAGCTCTTTAACCGGTTCATTGAGGGCCAGTTTGACCAGTGCGACGTTTGGCGTGTTGGGCGGCAGCTGGCGCGTGACGCTGCGCTCTTCGGTATCGGTATCGCCCACAACTTCCGCGTCGGCTCGAAGATTTGCCATGAGCGTGTGTTTCCGTGGGAGATAGACGTGGACCCGCGCGAGGCCCAGTATGGGGCGCCCCAGACGCTCTACATGCGTCGATGGGTCGACCGCCTGGTGTTGGCGCACAGGTTCCCGCAGTTCGCGGGCGAGATTGAGGTTTGCCGCTACTCGCCCAACGACGAGACGACCGACCTTGGCTTTGACGAGTCGGCTGACCTAGTCCTCGTGGTCGAGGCCTGGCACCTTCGCTCCGGTGAGGACGCAGACGACGGCAAGCACACCATCACCATCGCCAACGCGACGCTGCTGTCTGAGGACTACGAGCGGGACAATTTTCCGTTCTCCATCCTGCGCATGTCCGACCCTGTCCAAGGGTTCTTTGGGACGGGCCTTGCGAAGCTCCTGACGGGCCTGCAATACACCATCAACGACTGCGCGGCTCGGTACCAGGAAGACATGCATATGTCGTCTGGGTACATCCTCCTTGAGGAGGGCTCCGGCGTTGAGCAGGGGCACCTGGACAATGGCCCGCTCAAAACGTTGAGCTACCGCAATGTGCCGCCGCAGTGGGTCTATCCACAGCCGGGGCATCCGGACAGGTGGAAGTTTTTCACGGGTCTGATCCCGTTGTCGTTCCAAGCGACGGGCGTTTCGCAGATGGGTGCGACGTCGCAGAAGCCCGCGGGCCTCAATTCAGGCGAGGCTATCAGGGCTTATGACGACATTGAATCCGAGCGGTTCCTTCTCTTTGGACGGGCGTTTGAAGAGTACTTCATTGACGTCGCCTGGCAGTTTTTCGACCTCGCGGAGGAGATTGCAGAGAGCGAAGGATCGTTCAAGGTCCGCACGTCAGGGCGGGCCCACGGGCGGCGCGTGCTCTTCGAGATTGACTACGCGGAAGCCCGCCTTGACCGTGACACGTTCAAGCTCTTTGTGTTCCCGACGTCGCTGCTTTCGAAGCAGCCATCGGCGCGCCTGGAGCAGGTCAAGGAGCTCGCGCAAGCAGGTTGGCTGTCGCCTGAAGAATCCAAGATGCTTCTGGACTTCCCCGACCTGGAGCGCGTCCAGAATCTGGAGCAGGCTGCCCACGAGATTGTAGAGGCCATCATTGAGCGGCTTTTGGACGGCGACCCGGAAGATCCGGACCTCTACGTAGCGCCCGAGCCCATGTTCAACCTCGCCCTGTGCGCGGCGAAGGGGCAACACGCGTACTTGCTCGCCAAGCTCGATGGGGCGGACGAGGGGAATCTGGCGCTTCTGCGCCAATTCGTCGTCGACGCTCAGAACGAAATGAAGCGCGCTCAGCAGGCCATGGCCCCAGCGGCACCGCCTGGAGCGATGCCACAGCCGCCACCCCAGGCTGCATAGGACCATCATGCCCAACATTGAAGCCGCGATCGCGGAGTACTCAGCACAGATTGAAGCTCAGTCAGAGGCAACCCCTGAGACGGACGCGCCTGCCCAACCCCCTGGGACGGACGTTTCGGAGGTTGCCTCTGGTGGAGGTGAAACCCCTGCGGCTGAGAAACCGAACGAAGAGCAGGCGGTCAAGCTGGAGCTCCTCCGCGAGCGAATCGCCAGCATCCAAGCCAAGCGCAAGGCCGCAGAGGCGGCAGCGGCGCAGCGTGAATGGGAGCAGCAGCGCAACGAGCACCGCGAGGCCCTTGGGAAAGACCCAAAGAAGGCCCTTGCAGCTCTTGGGTTTGACCCCGTCGCGGCGTACGACGCCATCACGGAAGCGGCGCTTGCCGAGCAGAAGCCGGAGAACCTGCTTAAAAACGAGCTCATCAAAGAGCTTGAGCCCATCAAGAAGCAAAACGAAGAGCTCAAGGCGCGCCTCGAGGCTCAAGAGCGCGAGCGGGCGATGGCGCATCGTGCAGCCCAGGAGTCTGCGTTCCTGCGCATCGTGGGCAGCGATGCATTTGAGCTTTTGCGGGACGAGTTTTCGGACGATTCGGGCGCGCTCAACGAAGCGCAGCTCATCGCGGAAGCGGACCGCGTCGGGAACGAACTTGCCAAGTCTGGCAAACCGTTCACACTGGAAGACATCGCGGGCCGACTCCTCTCAGAGCGGTCTAGCGCCTTCGAACGCTACAAGGCGATCGAAGCCCGTCGCCAACAGCGAGAGGCGACCAAAAAGAGTGCTGCGGGTCAAACCGCCGAAGCCAGCAAGCCAGCGTCCGGTCAGCGAGCAGCGAAGACCGAAACAGGAACCGTATCCAATCAACTCGCCTCTGCGACAGCGAGTGCCGACCCCGAGCTCTCTCGAGAGCAACGGAGAGCAAAGGCGGAAGCCATGCTCGGCGCGCTGCTGCGGAAGCAAGCCTAACCCGGCAGCGATCGGGCTTTAGGGCAGGACTACCAGGGGAAGCAGCGAACGGAGCCGGGACCAGGAGGTCCCCATGGCTGGTGCTGCAAATATTTCGAATCTCTCGCCCATTCTCAAAACCATCTGGGCGAAGACAGACCGCGAAGATCAACAGTTTGAGAACGCTCCGCTCTACGCGATGATGCCCAAAGACCCCTCGTGGGACGGGCTCAATCGCGTGATCGTGATGCACTACGCCGGAAGCAACGGCATCGGTGCGAACTACGCTACGGCGTACGCCAACCGCTCGGCGACGAAGACCACGAAGATGACCGTCGAAACGGCTGACATCTTCGGTATCTGGTCGGTCGATCACAAGCTCATCACGTTGTCTCGCAACGATGCGGGCGCCGTGATGCGCGCTCTCGAGAGTCAGACCAAGGCCATCTTCAAGGGCGTCAAGCGACGCGTCGCGATGGGTCTCCACGGCAACGGCGGTGGCGCTGTAGGTCAGCTCGATTCGGGCGTGACCCTCACCTCCACGACCCTGACGCTTCGCAACATCCGGACGGCCCGCAACTTCCAGGAGGGCGATTGGCTGACCTTCTCGTCCGACGACGGC